CGGTAAAAACGAATCTGCAAGTTTTCCTCCAGGAGCGTCTACATCTCGCCATTCTCCAGGCTGTAACGGATCATCATGACGTTGAATGTTCAATCCTCGTGATTTAAAACCCGCTGGAAGGTTAGAAAGTGTGCCTGCGTCAATTAATTGACGTAAAATCGCAGTAACAGACTTAGTTAGTCCGCCCATCATGTGAATTAAGCCAAATCCGTAGAATCCAAGTCCTGGAAGGAACTTATAATGCGTAAAATGCTCAATTTTCTTGCGCATCGGGTCATTTTCGTCGTAATTTGGACGAATTGAGAGTATCTCGTTGTTATCTTTGCAAATTGTTACAATATACGGCAGTCCAATACCTGTTTCTTCGCCGTTATCGTCTGTATCTTCGTAACCCGCGATATCTAAGTCAACGTGCATCTCTAAAAGCGTATATTCTTCATCCGATGCAGTACGAGTTAGTCCTTGAAGCTCATCCAGCTTCGCATCGACCTCTGTATCTTCAATCGAACCTGAAGGAGACATCAAATCAACGTCTCGATAGAATCCAGAAAGCTGTAATTTACGCAATTCGTTCTCAGTCATGTGAATAACGTGAGTTATTCGTGGCGAAGTTAGTAAATCAACCGCATAATACGGAACAACTAAATCTTCTGACTTAACAAAACGTGCTACAGCGCGTCCAACCGCAGGATCGTAATAAATTTTCTTAAATGCGGAACCTGAAAGCGGTAAATAAAACAAAAGCTGATCTGTTTCTGGATCGTATTCTTCCATTTTATAAGTAATTTGGTAATTCATGAAGTTTTTGACGCGATTTGCTTTTTCTAGCTTCGCGTCATCTGTTACACCTAAAACTTCTGTGTCAACAGGACCACCTGCGGGCAATAATTCTTTGTATGCTTGCGCTTGAAACTGAGTTACGGCTTCCGCTAGTATCGGATGGTGTACTCCTGAAGCGCCAATGAACGGTTGTGATCTTGATTCAGCATTTATGCCTAATAAATCAAGCCCTTCTGTGTATGTTTGAAACCAATCGTTACGAGAATCTAAATCTTCTTCGAAAGAAGCGACTAATTCGTTCGAAATTGTAAATAATTCGCGGTCATCTAAAGACTCCGCAATGTTTTCTCCGAACTTTGTTGTTGCTGGATCGGGCATATCACTTCCCATAACAACAGTTCCATCAGGCTGAATAAAAACTTCCGTTTCTTCTTCAGGCTGATCTATAATCTCGAGTTCAATCTCTTCTTCCGCTGGAGAAAGTACGGATAAGGGTTGTTGTTCAATAGCCATGTCTGTAAATCATACCTTTATTTTATCAATAATAAACTCTTTCCGTCGGATAATATTCTTCAGGCTCATAATAATCCGTTGTTAGTTGCAAAAATCCACCCTCTCTAAACCGCGCTAGGGCTAAAGTTGTCGCATCTACTAAATCGTCGTGTTCGCCTCCAGGAAAATCACTAACTTCTTCCATAAGTTCCTCACCGAACCTGTTATCAGGTACCCAAACGCGCCCATCTTGGAATATTGGGGAAACTGAATTTAGTCTGGCTATTTTATCTTGTCCTTTTCCTGGAGAAAAAGTGTTTACGGGAATACCCACGCGCCGTAATTCTTGAAC